CTGTTACTTCATAGCCATTAGCTAACAGGTGTAACAAAAGAGATGAAGAATCCATCCCGCCTGATAATGATAAAACTGCTTGTTTTTTCATGTTTAATAAATTATTGAATTTAGAGCGTATTATTTTGTAAATCGATTAGCTCTATAACCGAGTTATTTTTTATCTTGCTTGTTAGCAATATCTTTTTGAATCGAAATTAACTCTTTAGACACGCTTCCTACTAGAGTACCTAGTTGTGCCCAGATATCATCGCATTCTTTTTCTAATCCTTTAATAAGTCTTTGCTGATAGAGCTGTATTCCTATAAGTACTACTATAATACCTATGTAAAAATGTTCTTGTGTTAATGTAACTGTCATAATATAAAGGTATTACTTTTTATTCACTTCTTCAACTTCAGCTATAAAATTTTCAAACTCAGGAGTACCTGGAAAAGCAATAAAACCGGGCTCTTCCATAGCTCTATGTAATATCTTAATACATAAATCTTTGTTTCTAGTATCTATAAGTAAAGGTTCGAGGATATATTCTTCTTCTCCTCTACGTTTTAAGTAAAATAGAGTACCAGCACCTACATCCTCTAGTGCTTCGTAGTATTCTTTAGCTGTTGTAGACTTCATAAAATAACTGTCTTACTTTAGCACCTAATTCTTGATCGTTAGGTGTACGTTTAATCATATCAACTTCTACTGCTAATAATCTTCTATCGGGATTTAACGTTGTTGAGGTTTCTGATATTTCTTTTTCTTGTTCTAATGCACAGGATAAATGATCTGTACCCACTAAATAGTCGATATCTACATCGTAAGTGTCTTTACCGCAATATTGACATTGTTGATTATTCATAACTCTTATACATTTAATGTTTTATTCCAAGCTGCAATATGCAAACGAGTTAAACCTCTAAACTTATACTTCTTAGCCATTTCCATTACAAATCGAGTTCTTTCTTCAAAGTTAGCTGCATCATCTAAACCTGGCATACAAACTACATTCTCTAATGGAATATAAAACGGCTCAATGAAGTCTCTAAAGATTTCTTTAACGTCCTCTTCAGTACTAATAACAAACTTAAATTGGTAATTCTTGTGCTCCATAATACGGTTGATAGCTTTAGGAACGATACGTTGTTTTGCTGTCATACCTGAATTAGCTAACTTAGGTGAGCAGTTAATCTGATCTAAGTTTTGAAATAGCTCTTCTTCAATAAAGTTAGTACCGTTAGTTTCAATCTCGTAGTAAGTTCTTAGTAAAGAACCTTCTTTTTCCATCCAATACTCAGTAAAGTTATTGATTGCTACTTGATGACCGGCAATAGTAGGTTCACCACCGGTCCAGATAATACGTACATGCCCGTTTAAGATATCGTCGTATACACCTTCTTCTTTAAAGCGGTCTAGTAAGTACTGAAACTCTTTATCTTCACCTCTCCATAACCATTGAGAAGTAGAGTCGCAAGTCCAAGTTGCTTTACCTTCTTTAACTAAGTCGCCTTCGAAGATTTCACCGTCTTCTAATGACTGCTCTTTCATTAATTTATTAGTAAATGCTCTACTCATACCGCAAGTTAGGTTACAAATACCTAAACGAACAAAATATGCAGGAATACCTGATGAAATACCTTCACCCTGTACTGTATAAAAGTCGCTACTAATTAATAACTTATTTGGATCTATTTTACTCATAACGGTGTAATTTTTCTTTGTATTTATCTATTCGTATCTGGCAATACCACTTTCCTAACCAGCTAGAAGCTTCGGCGTACCTTTTCTCCCAGTATTCTATCTTTTTAAAAATAGGTTTATTTGCTTTATTAATAATATCTACATCGTAGTAGCTATTATTTTCAAGCATAGCTTCTTCCCATTCTTCTTTTTTACTCTTTTTCATATGATGCTGAATTTCTTTCGTGTTCGTATACTTCCACCTTAACTGCTTTAACTCTACCTTCAGTCTCTTCTTGTAAAAAGTTATTAATTACTTTATGTAAGTACTCTGCAAATCTTTCGCAACCTACAGCAGGTAATATACGTAATTGAATAATACCGTCTTCATGCATTTTCTTAAAATTCTCCAAGTAAGGATCGTCTTCTGCTATTACTGTTGTATGGTCTAATAACCAAGTAAAAAACTCTTTAGGAGATTTACCGTCAATATCGCATTTTGCACGCTTCATTCCACCAAAATCAAATACCCAGTTTCTCTCATCAAGCTGTCCTTCAAACCATACTCTGAAAGATACTGCATATCCATGTAAAAACTTACAATGTGTACCGTCTGCTTTCCACTGACGGAAACAGGTAGAATAACCGTCGAATAATTTAGTAGATTTAAAATTGTTCATAACGTATTTTTTATAAAATTAAGGTTTTTCTCTTAAATGACCAAATTTTTCGTGTAATATTTGGTTTCCTTTTTTATGTTTTGGATCATACGGGCAATGTCTGCATCCATTTCCACAGCATTGACCTCTCTGAGAGTGAAAAAGGGCCGTAAAAATGACCCTTTCTCCTTCTAAGTAGTAATGTACTTCCTGTATAAATTCCTTTTTTTCCATACTATACAACTTCACAAGCACCGCCTGCACAAGCAGCTTCTCCCATTAAATTAGTGGTATCGTTAAATTCTACTACTTTTGATAAATCTACACTATGTAAATGTGTAATCATCTCTTCGTACTTCTCTTTAGTACAGTCCTCAAAAGGTGCTTGAGTGTAGGTACCTCCGTTATAAGGTAATACTGACAGTCCGTTGTAGAATTTTCTATTTTCCCACATCCACTTACCTACTATTTCCCACTCGTCTTCTTTAATAGACACTGTAGCTGAAATATTATGAGTATTTTGACCTGTTCTATGACCTGGCTTAATCCAGTTTTGGTAGAAGAACTTAACTCTCTCTAATAACTCTAAAGCTGACTCAGTTCTAAAGATAGATCCTGCTGGAGCTTTTTGTGGAACTGTAATTACTGCAGTATCATGAGGTCTGAAGAACTCGTCTTCAATTAACTCTGGGTGATTAACCGCTAAATGAGTATAGATTGCTTCGTTCTTACCTACTCTAATTCTACGTAAGTAGTAATCATTATGCCATGCATGAATTCCTGAAGATGTACCTAATGTTAATGAAGAAGTACCTGAAGGCTTAATCGTTGTAGCTCTAGCTGTTTTATTTATACCTATTAATTTAGCAACTCTCTCGTTTTCTTCGTTTACAAGCTTAGCTGCTTGCTTTAGATCTAACTTTTGTGCTGCACCAGAACCAATACCTGTCATACCTACACCGATTAAAGCGTCTTTTTCAGTAGTTCTTTGCCATACTGGACGTAAGTAATGGAATTCAGTATAAGAAGCTTGTAAAGTACCGATGAAAGCTGCTGCTTTTACTCTTGCATTTAAATCTTCTTGTGATTCTACGTCAGAAACGTTTACTTCACATAAGTTACAGAATTGGAACGGTCTCAAAGCGATCTCACAACAAGGATTAGTTCCCCAATCTTTATCATTCGACAAGTAAATACCTGGTTCACCAGCACCACTTGCCTTAATCTTGTCCCACAAACTAAAGAAGAACTCTTCAGTCACTTTATTTCTTAATAATACTGCTGAATTATTAGCTCTTCCACGTTGTGGGTTAAGTTCCCACCAAGCACCAGACTTGGCTGCAATCATTTCTTCGTCATCTGCACTAAATAAACTAATTAATGCTGCTCTTCTAATACCTCCTGTTAATACTGCATCAGCAATATGACAAACTATATCATGAACTTCAACAGAGCTTAATTTATCACGGTCTTGCTTACTATCTAAGATACCTTGAATCTTTACCAAGCACTCTCTTAAAGGTTGAGGTCCTGGAGCTTTACCTCCTGAAGTGATTAATGCAGCACCTTTTGGTCTAATATCAGAAAAATCGAAATTAATTGTTGATCCTCCTTCAAAGTAAGATCTAACTAATACTTTTACTGCATCGGCCCATCCTTCAATAGAATCACCAATCAAAAAACGTCTGTTTTTCTTTGTATCTGGCTTTCTAATTTCAGGTAATTGCTCAACGTGATGCTTTTGTACTGAATATCCTACACCTGTACCTCCTAATAACAAGAACATCGTTTCTCCGAAGGCTCTCCAATCATCAATAGGAAGATAAGCACAGTTATATATACGGTTAGGGCTTATTTCAATAGGTTTACCTGCAAATTGCATAGAACGCATTGAAGGTAATGCCTTTCTTTCGTAGACATACTTGTAAGCATTCTCGATTTCTTCCGATAACTGTGGAAATTTCTTTAAGTGCATTGCCTTATTTCTATCTACTAGTTCTACCCACGTCTCTCTTCTTTGTTTTTCTGGATTAAATTTAGCATACTTCATGTATACTGTAATGTCACTTAAAATGCTTTGTGAAATGTCCATAGTCTGTTTTAATTTTTAATATATTTCGAGTTTTTAAAGATAGCGATATCATTCGGAGGTTTTACAACCACCGTCATAGTCAATAACTTATTAATTAAGCTTTAGAGATTCTTGTTAAGTCCGTTTTGGAAGACAGTTTCAAGATATGAATCCTGAGCTAGAGGAGGTCTGAAAGTAGGATCAACCATATCTCTTTCTACAAGATCGTTTGTTCCGTTTCTTTCCATTTCAAAAACAAATTGCTCGTAAGTCTCCTGGTTTACAGGAGGTGCAAATGCTGTCTTTTTCTCTTTGTATAATGTAGCTAAACTCATATCAGATAACTTTTGTGTTAATAAATAGGCTATTTCCCTAATTCAAAGAATCTTTGCTGTAAATAATTTCTTTCTTCTGCGCTAAAGCCGGTGGATATAGTTCTAGAGCCAGAAACAGGAGTTCCTTCAGTATTTAACTGACTTTCATCTATCTCTTTTTCTTTAATTTCTATATTACCGTTTTCAGTATTTATATCTACAGGATAAGTCATACCGTCTGCTCCATATCGGTTTTTCATAATATGACTTCTACCAGTTCCATTCACTTTATCTTGACGTTTTCTTGATAATGACATTGCAAAGTCTGCAATCATCATTTTATTGTAAGAACCCGCTGCCTTATCCCCTTCAATTACATCATCTTTAGCACCGGCTCTATTAACCTGAGATACAGTCCAGATAGGAAGCTTTAACTCACGTGCCATTGCTTTAGTAGATACATAAACATCATCAATTTCATCTTTTCTATCTACAGATTTACGTTTTGACTTCAATAAGTCAACGTAGTCGATAATTACAATATCAGGTCTATCACCTAAGTCGGTTAACTTTTGAATATGAGCTTCGATTGCTTGAACAGAGACCTTACCCATTGCAAATTCTTTAATAATTAACTTACCTGGTAACTTCTCCATCATTTCATCTACTTCTTTTCTATGTCTACCTAGGTCTTGAATTCTAATTCCTGTAAAAGCAGCATCATATCTTCTACCTACATATCCTTCTGATAGTTCTAATGTGTAATGTGCTACTGTATATCCTAAAGCTACTGCACAAGCGCCTAATGCTGATAACATCCAACTTTTACCTCCCCCTGGATTACCGAAAATAATACCTAAATCGCCTGCACCTAGTCCTCCTTGTAGTAATTCGTTAATATGAGGCCATGGAGTTGCTATAGCTCTTCTTTCTTCCTCTCTATAACGTGTTTCAGCATCTTTTTTATACTCATGTCCTATGTTTTTATCAGAACCTGCTTTTAATGCTGAATCAATTAAGTAGCGAATATCATCGTATTGACCTTTTTCAAGTAAGTCAACAGAAGAAAGTAATGCTTTCTTTAATTGTTGGTTTTTACAGAAGTTAGCAAACTCCTGCTCTACATATTCTTGATCTTCGTTTGATGTTTTATACGCCTCTCTTAACTGCTCTACAATAGAAACTTTTAATACCTCGTTATCAATCTTCTTTACCTCTACAGATAATGTATCTAAAGTAGGTGTAGTATGGTATTTATAATGGTATTTTAAAATTTCTTCTACAATCCATTTATGTGCTGGATTATCGAAGTAGTCTTCTTCTAGAATGTCATGAATCCCTTGTAAAAATTCTCTATGCTTAAGTAAGCTTGATAAAACCTTAGTCTGAAAACCTACTCCGTATTGATTCAACTGATTTAAAACTGCCATATCTCTTCTTTATTCTTTAATGTAGTAAACTATTCTTGATTTTTCAACTTATACTGTGTTAATTTTGCAAAAGTTTCACCTAGCCATATTTGAGGGCTAAGTAAGGTCTTACCTAACAAGTCTTCGTTGTATAACCTTACAAATTTAGTAGGGTCATATTCGTTATTAGGTGCTTCAATTATAGCATCTAATAACTCTTTATCTTCTGCAGGTACATTTGGAGTATGTAAGTTCATTAACTTGTCGTTTATAGCAAGTTGGTGACTAAAATTAAGTATATCACCGTAATGTTTACTCTTTGCAATATTCTGCTTTGCATGTTCTAATAGAACTACTAACCTAAACTTGTCTTCTCCCTTTAATTGAGGAAAAAGCTTTATTAACGTCTTTGCGCCAATACCTTTTACCCCGGGTACATTGTCTCCTTTATCACCTAGTATAATTTTACCTACTAAAAAGTTTTGAGGTGTAATTCCGTACTCTTTTACTACTTGCTCTGGAGTATAGATTACTTTCTTGACTGGTGAGTAGACAGATATTTTATTTGATACAAGTTGTAGATAGTCTTGGTCGGTAGAAAGTATAGTTACCTTTTCAGGAAACCTAGTTGCTAAGTATCCAATTACGTCATCTGCTTCAATTTTATCTATTGCAATTAAATCAACAGGTAGACATTTTAAATAAGCTACTAGACGTAAAATTTGATTTGTAATTGCTTCTGATTCTTCTTCTTGATTATCGAATGCATCCCAGTTCGATATTTTAGTAATATGCCTGTTAGC